AGTCCGGTTAAAAGTTCTGGATAGAAGTCGACCATTTCTAAAACAAACTCTTCAAGAAGTTCTGGCTCGGTGTATCCGAGTTCCATTGTTCGGTTGTCAGCGATAGCAAAAGCCATAGCCCTAGTGTCATCAACGTCATACTGGACAGCGGCTATTTTGTCCCACCCAAGCAGTTTTGCTGCTTCTAGCTGATGGTTACCAGCTATTACGGTTGCTGTACCGTCCTTGTTGGGTCTTATCACTATTGGCTTAATTTGACCGAACTCGGCGTACGAAGCCATAATCGCATTAACGTCTCCTCTGCGTGGATTGTTATGAAGGGACTCTAGAAGATTTATATCAAAAGCTAGAGAAGTTAAGGATTCGTGTATTCCATTAGCCATGCTTATACCTGAGACCTTACGTTAGCGTTAAGCGTTCTTATTGCATCCATTGATGCACGAACGGAGAACAGTTTTTCTCTTTTAGATTTAACCAGAGCCTCGGCACACTTGTATTCAAAATGCTCTTGGTCTAATTTGTAATCAGCCCATGCTTCGCGCTCTTTGATTGAACCCTTAGCTGACAGGTATTCTCGTGCCCAGTTAGCTTTGTAAAAAGCTTCCTTTTTGGCCATGTCCATGGACAGAGATTCAAACTGTTCTGTTTCCTCTTCCAAAGAGTCCATTAAACGAATCAATTCTTGTTCAATGTCAACTTGGCTTATTGGGGAATTTCTCATATTTTTATTCACACCTATTCTTCTAGTGGAGACCAGTCTACTTTGTCAAGTGCAGAAAGTTGCTCTTTTGTCCAGTCCCATTGTGAATCTATTCCTAGGCGAACCATACCCATTCGTTCAAGAACCCACGCATCACATTCGTCATTGCCGGAGGCTCCACTGAAGATGATTCCAGTCTTTGCTGAGATGGCAGAAATGACTTCTCCCTTTGATGCATTTCCTCTTCCAGTTGCAAACTTTGCACGACAGGTGGGCGGGATTTCAACAATAGGAATATTGCATTCAAACAGCGTCATCCGGATGCAACCACCGAGTTCGCCAATACTGAATGCTTGTCCACTTCGGGAAGCAAACGAGTAACCCTCAATCAGAACGCAAGCAATTTCGTTTTCCAAGCACTGATGCAATACTTCCTTCGTAACATCAGACAAACGCTCCGCACCTCGTGTCTTGGGACGGATAACACTAGTCGTTCCGTTCATAGATATGCCCGTGGATGTCAGGGAGAGGTCGAGACCCATGAGGCGCATAATAAATCTGACTATAGCAAAGAAATACAAAGGCAGGCAGTCGCGTTATTGCCGCGCCAGCCTGCCCATGTACCTATAATGTCCCCAGGTAGCGATTCTAAGGAGTGATTAAATAATACATTCATTCCCATGAATGTTTTGCTAGTCCTAAGGAAAAAGCTAAAGAAGGCTCTTCACCAATCCTGGTATGACACGCTCTGCAGACTGTTACCAAGTTTTCTTCGTCAAGTATTGACCCGCCTTGAGACCTTCTTATTAGCTCATGCACATCAACGCTGTTTTTGTGAATAAATGTTGTCAAGCCGTCATGTTTGGCAAAAACTGGACACGCAAAGCAAAGAGGAAACTCGGCAAGCATAGAAGAAACTATTTTGCGTCTCTCAACATAAACCTGTTCCGTTTTTTTGCTTCTTTTTGGGATTGGTTTAGTCCCTCGGTTTAGTGAGGTTCGTTTTAACGGTGTTCGCTTTAGTGGTTTCCTTGGCTTCATCTAAGCTAAAGAATACAGCACTAGAGGTTGTCGTTGTTTATAGAATCAAAAGTCCACTTACTGTCAAGGCATTCCCACAAAGAACGGTCAATTGCCGTATCTTCCAGGTCAAAGTCTCTCATTAGTGTTCTGTGAGCAATGATTGCTCTTCTATAGAAATCGACTTCCTTCCACCCGTCTTCTAGGGTGGATTCGCCAGTCTCAATCATTACGCAGACTTCGTCAAGCCGACGGTCAACGTGGTACTTAAACCTGTTTATTCGTGTTGCTTTTTCATTGTAATAGCGCTGTGTTTCGTCGTTAAGTTTTTTAAACTTGAAGTCCAGCGACGAGTATCGTTTCTGGTCAGATTCACTATCTGCCTCAATACTCTCTATTTGTCTTTGAAGGTTTTCGGATAGGGCGAGCAAGGCTCTTTTCCATCTATCCCAGTTTTCGACCAGCCTGAGCTCCGCGCGCTCCAAAGGGTTAACTTTGTTTTTTACCTCTTCGGCGACCATGCGAGCAAAAGTGTCATCATTCCATCTTGAGTTCATATATTTTTTGGGTCACTGCCACGCAGGGCATATTTTCTTAAATCCACACCAGTTACATAGAATGGTTTTGTTGGGTTCAAAATATCCATTCTTGCAGCGCTCTTCTATGCCTGCTCTTACTTCTGCAATCACTGAAGCAACTTTCTGCACATCTTCTGCGGTTACTTCTTTTGCGAACCTAACCCCATCTTTTAGGTATAGAAGCTCTATCTCAAACTTCTTGGCCTCTATGCCGAGGCTTTTGAGGAGCTGAGTATAGATAATTAGCTGAAAATACTTATCTTCAATGTAATTCTTTTTTGGTGTTTTGCCTGTTTTGTAATCAGAAACTTTTGCGGTATCACCATCTAGATGTAGACGGTCTATGAATCCATGAAGTTTGATTCCGGATATCTCGCCTTCCACATGCTCTTCAATACCCCATGGCTCAACCTCTTGCGGCTGCTCCAGCATCCAGAGGTTTTCAACACACCACCAAGCAGACCACCTAAAGAGACGCAGTTCTTTTTCCCCACGGATTAACGTGGTAACTTCTGCTTCCCATTTTGCAGCCCATAAATCTCGCGCCAGTTGGCGAGCGGTTTCTTGGGTTCTTTGTTCGGAAGGAAGAGCGTACATTGTTTCTAGGATTTCATGAACAAAGTTGCCAAGCATTGTTGCTTCTGTCGGAGAATCCCTAAGTCCATCAATCTTGCTGTACTTAAACTTCATAGGACATTGCTGGAATGTAGATATTGAAGAAGGGGAAAGCAGTTCTGGGGCCTGCATGAGCCCGTCTTGGTCAGTTGTCATCTGTTTTTGCAACAAGAGTTGCACCAAACGATAAACGCATTGCCTCAACAACGAGGGTGTCAATGTCTTCTTCAGTTACGGTTGCGCGAGTTGGCTTTGCTTTTCCATTTGAATGACTGGTCCAAAAAGCGTTCAATGAGTCTTTTTGCTCTTGCGTCAGTGTTTTTGCAACTGAAACAAAGTTGGTCCATTTTTCATCAATCTCTGATGGTGCTTCTGCCTGTGGCGCTGGCATAGACGATGCGTATTCGGCGTCTAAGGCGTCTGCAGAGCGTGCGAGGTATAGGCCGACACCCAATAGCTGAGCAGCCTTTTTAAGAGCATCAGAGACAGCACCTTTAAAGTCGTTTCCGAGGTCAAGTGGCTTATTGTCTTTCTTCTGACGCTTCACTGAGGAACCACCGAAACCGTGCTTAATGACGGTTAAATCACCTATGGTGGCAGTTAACGATACGTGAGCAACAATCTCATCCGTATCTACATCGTCACGGCGAACGGAAACGATTTCAAACGACCAGTTGTCAACGCCCAAAACTTTGTTAAGACGATTAATGACTTCACTTATCGGAAGATAGATGAGCGAAATTCCACCCTTGATTCTTGTGCGTTCCATTTCTTCCGAGAAAGGCTCTGCTAAAAGACGCGAAATGTTTTCAGAGTTATTGATATTGATAGACGACACGTAGGTCTCCTTGTTTAGTTAATTATGTTTATGTATTTTTAGGTTTGCGAACGATAATGCTTGTTTTAAGTTCGCCAGTCTCACTGAAGTTATCAGCATTTAGACCAATTTTGTTTAGCTCTTTAATTCTCCAGTACGAAGGAGCACAGTAGGAAAGCATTTCCTCTGCTATTTCTTTTGGAGACTTTGTTACTTCTCCGGTATCCATGTCGATAGACATTTTTACAAGACGTTCTGCGACGGCCGAGCCAAGCTCCAAGTGCTTCCAGCCTTTTCTGTCGTAGGCTGATTTTTTCTCAATAGTAGTACCGTCAGAGAGGGACAAGATTTCTACTGAACCCATGATTTCAGACAGAGCGTGTGCAAAGGAATCATAGACGAGCGCCACGTCTTTTTTTAAAAGATTCAACTCTGCGAGTCCTTGGCCGGCATCTTCAGGTGAAGGCTCCCCCGATATAAATAAAGATAATTCTTTGTCAAGGTTGACCAAAGAAGAGCGGAGCTCTTGGATTTTTTCCAAGCTCATTACTAGTACCTCATTTAAGTTTAGATAGGTGATTTACTAGATGAGTATAGAAGCTCGTTTGCGTTGTGGCAACCCCAGGCCGGTTAGATACGTAAATGCTCCAACTGCAGAGTCTATTTGGTCGTCATGGTTTGAGGCTTCCGGGAATGAAGAAAATTCATCCAACCAATCTGTCAACCACGAAGCACGAACTAGTCTCACGTTCCCGTTTGAAGCGGCAGCAGCAAAAGGTCTAGCTCTCGTGACTTTGTCCCCTGTTGGACGCATTGCCCCGAAGTCGTACCCAGGAATCACGTATCTGGCGTACTGGTCAACCAAGGCCTTGCCTGAAGAACCGGGCTCCTGCTCCATTCTGATGGCAACACCAAAACCGTCTTCTTCTGCCGTCTTGGCGATGAGTTGCTCCACCTTTTCACCCCTGACTCTGGCCTTTTTTACGTCAAGAACATAGGCCACGCCGCCGTCAAACATCATGAGAGTTCCTACGGTCCAGTCAGGGTCCGGATATCCAGCATGTGGCTCCGTTGCGGCAAGGTCCCAGAACCGAACCACCCTGGCCGAGTTGGTTATGACGGGTATCTCTTCTGGGTCAATAACAAGAAAGGCCTCGCGCTGAAAGAGGCTACCAAGGGTCGTTGACCACCAGTCTCCTTCTTCTAGGCGTCGTCTTTCAACAGGGTCCAGCTCTGAAAGGGCCTGACGGTACGAAACGGCATCAATTCCAGGGTTATCCTTAAGCGTAGATGGCACGAATACGCGCCCGGTCTCTTTGCCTTCCACGATAAACCTCTGTCGCACCCAGTTGGGGGCTGGGTTGGATGCAGCCCTCATTCTTAGTGGAACCTGAGATATTGGACCGCTGGCAGGTCGACGAAGACGGGAGAAGAGGTATCTATAGTCAGATTCTCTAATTTCGGTAACTTCGTCCATTCCTATGAACTGGAATTCCGAACCCTTGTATCGCAGGTAGTCGTTTACGTTGTTTAGGTAACCGAAGGAGATACGAGCCCCAGATGGGAAGGTGGCAACGAAAGTATTGTTGTTCCAGTGAACGTCATCATAGTTGCTCATCCACGCCCTGAATCGGTCCATCAAGGCTCCAGGCAAGGAAAGGTCAGCAAACGTTCTACGACAGAGAAGGGCTGAATAGCCAGGAACGTCTACATACTGCAGTGCCGCCATCAGAAGGGCTGAGGACTTTCCTCCTCCGGCCGCACCTCCAAATAATGCCTCTATAGAATTGGTT